AATTCAGGCTGACCTGTAATTGGATTGATAGACATGCCATCACCAACAGTATATTCATCTGGAGAAAGACCTGCTGCCTTCATCTCTTGTTGTATACGTTGTCTTGTTTCTTGGGATATAACAGGTGGTACCACCATTTCGCCTTGAGCGACGTGAGCCATATACTGATCTTCGTCGCGTCCTAAGCTTGCTATTCCTTGTCCTGAGTTGTCTATTCTATTCATTGTACAATTTTACCCTGTATTCGCTTCGCTGTTAATATCTTCTTCTATAGATGTTAACCAAAAAACTAACAAATATCTATCTCCTTCCTCTACTGCTAGTCCTCTGTGCATGTGTGTGTAACTAGGAAATATAAGACCGCTACCTGTAGATAATGGTTTTATTACTCCTCTATTCAAAAATTCTGTGCCTCCACCTTTGTAATCTCCTGTATTTAAAGGGACTACAATACTAACGTCTGAGCTGGCGTCGTGGTGCCAAGCTCCTTGTTTTTTATTGTTTAAGTTGTAGTTAGCTATCTGTATATTGCCGCCTGTAACATGACGATTCCATATACTTAGTAAGATTGGATTGATAAGAGAATTAACTACGTGCATCAATGAGTCGTAGAGTTCTGGGCATTTTTCACTAAGAACTATCTCTGGTATCTGTCTTAGCTCATCTTCTTCTGGATTAGGTGCAAATGAAAAAGATTTTTCCATGTTGTCTATTTCATCTAAAAGTATTTCACAAAACTTCTTTGAAAATAAAGGAACTGTATAAACATCATGTAAAGGTTCCTTGACAATATCTTGTAATGGTAAATCTTCTGGATTATTTGTGCCTTGAGTTTTATAGAATTTTATTATGTTTGGTAGAGAAGCTTTGGTTTTTTCTAGAGTGTCTTTGTTAATAAACCAGTCAGAAGGAAATCCAAGCAGCAAGTTCTTTAACTTGTAGGATTCTTCTTGTTTATTTTGTTCTGCTAACATATTAAGTATACCATTTCTCTACGTTCCAACCGCCATAAGCGCTTGTTATGTTTACTGTTATACTTCCGCTGTTTATAACAGAAACTGCACCTACAGAAGCTGTTGCTTCTAAGCCTTCGTTTGGACTATTAGGGGTATGTAGTTGGACCCACTTATTACCTATATAGACCTGCAATACACCTGAAGATGTATTCCATATAACGTCACCTTCTAAAAAGTTTAATTGCGCAATTTCGGTATCATTGAACTGCGGCGTTCGATTTGGGTCGAACTGTCCTAAGTTTAACTCAAGAATCCTAACTAATCTATTAAAAACTTCAGCAGATATATCCCCTTGAGCAAGCGGAAGGCTGGTTGGCAGTAACTTTGCCATTATCTTCTGCCGTCTGGTTTAATATCTAACCTGGTAGCTCCTAGTCTCCAACCTACATTATCATTACCATCTGCATCATCATCTGACTCTACACGCAGCACAGCTTGACGACTTCTAGATCTAATATTTATCTGACCTGTTGTAGATCCTACAGAGCTGGTTGAGTTTGTTAATAGAGTTTCACCTGAATTATCTCTGGTTTTTAAAACTAAATTAACTTTACCTGATTCAGAATTAGATAAGAATTTAAAGTCTGGGAACATTCTTTGTATGTAAGCAAATTGTTCACCTTCTCCAACCTCAAAGTCTGAGCTTTCTATAAATACATTTGTCATAGGACTGCCATCATTATTAAAGCCAGTTTCTTGTTCAAATAAATAGCCGTCAAAAGTAGCTCTAGGGTAGTCTTCAATGCCAGTATCTAACCAAGCATGTCTTTCTAGTTCGCCGTAATACCAAATGCTATCTTCGTAGTTATAAATAACATATCTATCTATTTCACTAGCACTTGCTGAACAATAAAACCAACCTACTTCAGATTTTTCAGTAATAGTAAATCCATGTACTTTAAATGACTGTCCAAGGTTTATGTCGCCATAAACATAATTATGAACTGTGCAAGGAATCTTTTGCACGCTACCTGTATATGCGTAAAAATTAGTAGCTGACATCCAATAGATAGCTGAAGCAGATGTAACTGCTGCTTTAGGGCCTATAAGACCAGTACCTTCATTAATTAAGTTGACTGCAAATGTAAAAGGTGGCCCAACAAATTGCATGCTATATAAAGCAGTATCAGTCCAAACAAGAATTTCCTGTCTTGATTTTGTAGAACCAATAATAGAAGAACCAGAAGATAGTCTTAAATCTCCAGCAGTATTAGTAATCAATGGTTGAAATTCTAGTTCATTTTCTTGATCGCTAAACGATATAAGCATAGGATCTATAATCCCTGTTCTTGCTCCGCTAGATACAGGATCAGATCCCAATACTATTAAATGCCTATCTTTTTCAGAAGTAATTACTTGCAATCCTACAGTTGGGACTAAATTAGCTCCACTTATAGCTGAAAGATTTAAAGCTCTTGTTGTTGTACCATTATTTTCTACCCACCTAAAAATACCACCAGCTCGCTGATTTATTATAATATTTTCGCCAAAATGATCGTGTGTCCAAAGTCTTAACTGATTAGTGCTAGATAAAGCTGTAGTAGAACCAAAAGTTCCTTCGCCCCAAGTACCAGAACTCCAACCAGTACCTGTAACGTATGAATCCAAACCAACGTTTACTTGATAAGCTCCATCTACTCCAGAACCACCATTACCAGAATCAGAGCTGTTAGCTATTACTGTGCTTCCGCTGCTATCTTTAGCCGTAAAAGTGTAAGTGTTTGGTGTAACAGCACCTATTTGGTATTCTTGATTTAAAACAGCAGCAGTTATTAAACCGCCTAAAGATGCTGATCCAGATATAGTTACAAAATCATTTACTACTGCGCCGTGGTCATCATCGGTTGCCGTTATAGTGCTGCTGCCATTAGTAGCAGAAAAAACAATGCCATTAGTTGTAGTGGCTCTAATTGGGGTAACATCTGCGTAACCATCTCCTTCTTTAATATAATATTTAAAAGTAGTACCTAATCCTAGATACTTAGTACCACCTAAAGAAGTCCAAGCATGTAAAGCTCTAGCAGTTCCTAAGTATGTATTTTGACCATCTTTTGTCCAACCGCCAAACTTTTCTGGCCTGCCTTTTCTAAAACGCACAAGATTTACATCAAACCAACCGCCTGTATTATCGTATTCAGTACCTTCTCTGTTTATACCTGGTTTAAATAAAATCTTGCTAAGAGGCATTTTTTATACATGCTCCCAGTCTTTACCTTCAAATAATAAAGCTTCAGCTTCTCTACGTCGTATAAGACCTTCTTTTACTTCGCCTCCAGCCTTATTCCATCTTTTTATTTGACCTGGTATGTCTTCGTATTCACCTTTGTTTAAAACTTTAAGCATAGTTGATGAGTTTAGATTGCTTGGCCCTAAGTTGTAAGTCCAAGACACTAAAGAATCAAATTGATGTTGACTTAAAGGCATTTCTACAGCTTTGTGAACATGGTCTTCATACTCTACTATTTCTTCTTCAAGCCATTTATCGGCTTCTTCTTGCGTACAAGTGTCGCCCATCATTACATCTTTAGTTCGGCCCCAAGCAATTGTTGGAACGTCAGCGGCGCAACGATACGCCTCTAGCCTACAACCTTCAAACTTCTTAATTAAATTTAATCCTTCTTTTGATATGTTCATGTTAGTAATTTCCCCATGCTTTAACTTTCTTATGATTTTAGCAGATTATTCCTCTGGTTTGTCAATTGTTACTTTTCTATAATAAACAACTACTTCTTTGAGTTCATTAATGTACCTCTTTAGCTCTTGCATGTTGTAAGCCATAAGCTCGTAGTCAGGGATTGACATAGCTACAAATACAACTTGATCTTGATCTTTTTCTATTCTAGCTAAGAATTCGTCTATGTTTTTATCAGATACTACATACCAATAAGGATCTTTTAAATCTATTTCTCTAGGCATTATAGGTTGCGCTATAACCCTTTTTATAGGCTTAGATATAACTTCTATTTGTTTACTTGGTATTAGGCTGCAACTGGACGCCATCATCAAGGCTGTCAATATTACGGCTGTCTTCTTCAATGCTATCAAATACATTTTTGGTTCCTTTATTTATTTTTGGTTCTATTAAGCCAGGTTTAGCTGCTGCTAATTTAGTTAAATTGTGTCGTTTAAATATGTCTAAGTAACGATTCATTTCTGCTTCTATTGCTTGGTTTTTAGATTGAATGGTTAATAAACCTTCTGTTTGTGTAGCAAAATCGTTTTGTAAAGTAGTTATAGTTTCTTTTTGTGTCTCTACAGCCCCTTCTAGTAAAGCATTGTTTGTGCTTAATACCTTGTTTTCATTGTAAAGGTAGTAAGAACTTAATCCTAAAACTACTACAAGTCCTATTAAAAATTGTTGCATTATAATTCCTCAATAATGTAATTAAGACCACCAGAGCTACGATACTCTATCTCTCTGCCTTCCACATTACGAAACTTTAAATGGTTTTCTTTTTGAACTATAATTTTTTTTGTAATGTGAATAGTATCGTCTGAATCACCATATTCTTTGTTAAAAGATACAGTAATTTGATATCTAGTTTTAAATTTATGCCACAACCATTTTGCAATTGATAACAGGGCATTTTTAAATTTATTCATTTTTAATTCCAAGTATAAATTTTAAGAGCTTTTGCCTTTCCCTTAACTTTTAAGTCCTTTAAAGATTTTAACTTAAAACTACAACTTTTGGCAGTCTCATGTCCTATAAGAACATCAACGCCAGCTTCTTTAGTTCCAGACTCAAGACGTGCTGCTACATTTACGCAGTCACCAATCGCTGTGTAATCAAATCTAGTATCTGAACCCATATTGCCTATAACTGCAAAACCTGTATTTACACCAACACCTATCTCTATTCCTAAACCAGATAGTTTTACTTTGTCTTGTATTTCTTTGGCACAAAGAATTGCAGCTTCTTCGTGATTGTCTAAGTCTATAGGAGCATTAAATATGGCCATCATTGCGTCACCAATATATTTATCTACCATTCCATCATAAAATTTTACCGCGTTAGCTTGAATGGTTAAAACTTTGTTCATAATCTCTGTTACTTCTTCTGGTTCTAGTTTTTCTGATAAAGAAGTAAAACCTCTAACATCTGTAAATAAAAAAGTGCATCTTCTTCTTTCACCGCCAAGTTTTAAAAGCTCTGGATTATCTTGTAATTTTTTAACTTGTCTTGGATCAAGGTAATGTTCAAATTGTTTTTTAATTTGTTGACGTAATTTAAACTGTTTTCTAAAGTTTAAATAGAAAGCAATGGCGCCAGTTATAAATTGTGAGATAAAAGTCCATGAAAAGTCTATTAGATAGCCTTTTTGGATGCTAAAAAAGCCTGAGAGCGCGGTAGCTACAAGTAAAACTACAGCAACACTTACGCCCTTAGTTATACCAAGAAAGTTTATTGAGAGCCATGTCAGGGTAACAAATATCCCAAAAATTAAAATCTCCAAGGCTATTGCAAAATCTGGAATATGTGGAGAGTTTTCTATAAGAATTGACTCAGATAACGCAGCTTGAATCTTATGCGGTTCTAATAATCCAGATGGCGTTGCAATCTGTGGCATGATTCCGTTAGCAGTAACACCAATAAATACAAACTTACCTGCTACATCCATTTCTTTTAAAGTTGTTTGTGGTGTATCAACCCAGCTTATCCATTTACGGCCATAATTATCTACAGGAATTGGAGGTATACCCTTTATAACTATTTCTTCTAATCCATTATCATTAGTTTTTATAATGTATGTTTTAGATCCTGCGAGTATTTTTAATACTTGAGTTCCAAAAGCAGGAGCCCAACCTTCAGGGGTCTTCATTAATAATGGTATTCTTCTAACCAAGTTATCTATATCAACTGGTGCAGATGCGATTCCTTGAGTAGCTTCCGCTTTTAATACATCTACGTTTTCTACAATTCCAGGTGACATATAACCACCTACATCATCTCCTAGTATGACAGTTCCTGTAGTTGGCGGATAAGATCCACTAGGACTTTCAAACATAGCTAAAACAGTTGGTCCAAGCTCAAGAGCTGTTGCAAAAAACTTATCGCCACCAAATCTATCTGGCTCACTAAACGATACTACCCATCCAATACCTATTGCGCCTTCAGATAAAATGTCTAATTGTATTTGGGCTAATTCCTTTCTAGGAAAAGGCCATCCTCCTCTTTCACGAACATCATCTTCTGTAATATTAAGAGTAGTAAAGTAACCAGATGGTTCTTGCTCTGCAACAAAAGAATCAAATATTTTTAATTTAAGTATTTCGGTAGGGGTGCTTTGGAATACTAAGGGCAAACTTAGTAACAAAAGTATAGGAAGTATTAATTTATTAATCTTTTCCGCCTTTAATTAGTTTTATAGTATTTGCAAAAGATTCTAAGTAATAATTGATTTGGCTATCATCATCACCATATTCTGTGTAAACATAAGTTATTTCACCTCCTTCAAATTTCTCGGTGTCTCCTTTTTTATCAATATCTGGTAAAGCTAGTATATCTTCAATTTCATTTTCATCTAATTTTCTATCTGAAAGTATTTCAAAATGCCTTACATCTCTAGACTTTTCTGTTGTTATATATTTGTATTTCATATTATTCACTTTGAGTTATGGTTATGTTGGAGTCGCCACCGCCGTTAATTTTAACAACGTTACTAACACCATCTTGGATAATGATTAAAGTATAAGAGCCATTGCCGTTTAAATCTAATCTAACTGAATCATTTACCTTTCTTCTAAGGCTTATTATATCACCTTGAACCAAGGTAGTTATTTGGGTATCTGGATCTTGCCCTATTCTAGTACCGCTTAAGTTAATACCACCTGCGTCTGCTAATACATCCTCATCTTCTCCTATAGCAAGAGAGTCTAATACATTAAGCAAGTCTTCTAAAAAATTGGTATCTAGGTAATTTATGTCTAGCTCAGTAAACTCTAGCTCATCCTCGCCTAAGAAGTCTTCATCAAGGTAATCAATATCCAGATCATTAAAATCTAGTATGTTTGCTTTAGCATTTTGTGATACTTCTTCGGTAAGAGTTATGTTTTCTTTAGGTGGAGTAACAATAAGCATGTTATCTATAATGTCTAAAGTAAGGTCTAATATTACAGGCTTACTTGGTGCTGACTCAAACACAGATACAGTCGTTGCTTGGAATGGTTTATTAAGTAAAAC